ATGCAGAAGTCTGGTTAGACTATCTAAATACCGTACCTAAGAATTTTATTATTAATGAATTAATGTAGAGAATAACTAATGAAATATACAATTGTTACTTCATTCCCTGTTAGCCAATGGGAAACTTATGGTGAAAAATTTCTTAATAGTTACATAGAATTTTGGCCTAAAGATATTGAGTTGTTGGTTTACTGTGATGGGTATCCATTACCTGATGACATTCCTAAAGCAGATAATATTAAGTACTTTGATCTCTTGGATAATGATGATCTCTTGGAGTTTAAAGAACGTAATAAACAATTCAACGGTAATCAAAAGCCTAACGGTGCTTATAACTTTTATGAAGATGCTATTAAATTCTGTCATAAAGTTTATGCACAACACATGGCATTTTATGAAGCTAAACATAACGGTAGTGATTGGTTGATTTGGTTGGATGCAGATAGTGTTACCTACAATCCTATCACTATCGAACTACTAGATGAAGCTCATAAAATTGATGAAGAGTTAGGTGAACTACCTGACCTTACATTTCTTGGACGAAAGAATGCTTATGCTACATGTTCTTCTTATATCGGTTATTGTACTACTAGCCCTGTAACTCAAGTCTTTATGGAAGATTTTGTTAACTATTATAACAGTGATGAAATCTTAGCGTTACGTTCCTTTGCAGATAACTTTGTCTTTGATAGACTACGTACCCTTCATGAAGTTCATGGTATGGTTACACGCGACTTCACTCCTGACTGTAATGATCTAGATGCATTTGAATTATCTCCATTAGGTAATCATATCGTACACCTTAAAGGTAATAAGAAGTACGGTTCTACTCAATACGTTGGAAAGAATATAGATGGTACACGTTACCATGATCTATGTCGGACTGTTCAACATTATAAACGTAAGAACATTCTAGAGATTGGTACGTGGAATGGGGAAACAGCTTGCTCTATGATCCAAGCTGCATTCAATGAATCTGATGAAGTTCATTATACAGGAGTAGATTTATTTGAAGATGCTTCTAATGAGACAGATGAAAAAGAATTTAATATAAAGAAACATCATACACAAAAGTCTGTTGAGCTAAAGCTAACAGCTATGGCTGAGTCATATGCTAAGTTAGATAAGACTCTTACATTTTATTTAATGAAGGGAGATTCAAAAGAGAAACTTAAAATTCTTAAAGACCCTGCATTATGTAAGACTTATAATATCCAACCTGATTTTGTTTTTATTGATGGTGGGCATTCAGAAGAAACAGTACTGAGTGACTATGAGTTTTGTAAAGATATCCCTGTTATTGTTATGGATGATTACTATACACAGGATGAAGAAAATAAAATACCTGGTATAGAGTTTCAAGGAACTAATAGACTATTCAATGATACTTTAGGAGGGACAGATCGGATAGGAAAAGATGGTCAACGTAGATTAATCATTGCTTCTAATGATCGGGTAGCACATGGAGGACATGTCAATCTAGTACTGATTGTTAATGATCCAACTTTAAAAGAGCTACCTGAGTTTCACCGTGTACCTATTCAAGTCAAGCCTAGAGATTGTGTACCTCCTGATAACATCCAAGATAATGTTGCAGATAATTTAAAAATCTTTGATGGTAAAATGGTAGAGCGAAAGCATTGGCATCAAGGTGAAGCTATCATAGTTTCCGCTGGTCCTTCTATGCTTGATGATATTGAAAAGATCAGAGAGCTACAGAAGAAAGGAGGTAAGGTTGTTTGTGTTAAACATTCTCATAATACTCTTATTGAAAATGGAATCATTCCTTGGGGATGTGTGATCCTTGATCCTCGACCCTTTGAAGGAAAGTCTACACATGGTATTGTAAGAAAAGAACTTCTTAAAAATCCTCATAAAGATACTTATTATTTCGTAGCAAGTATGACTAATGTAGATGTTACAAAGTATCTTCATAAGAAGAAAGCTAACATCGTAGGATGGCATGCCTACACTGGTGCATTACTAGAGCTATCAGAGTTAGAAGGACAACAGCTTATCACAGGTGGAACATGTTCAGCTATGCGTAGCGTTGGAGTTATGCATACACTAGGCTTTAGAAGCTTCCATATCTTTGGAATGGATTGTGCAGCAGATGGTAAACCAGATGATGCAGAAGAAGTAGATTTGTATGGTAAGCAGAAGTGGATCAAGACAGGCATCCTTAATGAGGAAACGAATGAGGAGCATGTGTTCTATACCACAGGAGAGTTGTTAGCCCTAGCTCAAGACTTTGAAGCTTTACTTCAGAAGGAAGGAACTGATATGGACTTATATGTATATGGAAGGGGGATGGTTCCAACTATCTTTGACACATCCAACTATACAAACCTTCCTGACTTTGAGGAGAATCTTTATGGATGAAGAAGATAATGATAACGTCATACCTCTGCATCCCCATAAGCCTAATGTATATTTAGATTTAAATATAGAAGAAGGTGATGTGGATACCCATCAGTATGTGTTAAAATATATGGATAAGATACAGGAAGAAATAAGAAACAACCCAGCAGTTAATGGGTCTTTCGTTATTACCTTTGCTGATGATGGACAAACAGACAATTGGATTATGGGAGATGTAAAAGTAGCTTTACTTTATACAGCCCTAGCCTCTATTCAAAGCGAACTATTAAAAGTTTTTAATGGGGCAGAAGAACCTAATTTTGTGGAGTAAATAAAATGATTTCATTAATAGGATCACTACTAGGATTTGCTAGTGGTGTGATTCCTGAAGTAGTTGGTTACTTCAAGAAGAAACAAGACCATGAGTTTGAATTACAAATCTATGAAGCCAAGGCTAAGTATGCCAAGGTGATGACAGAAAATAAATTAAAGGAGCTTGATCTTAAAGCAGAGATACAAGAATTAAAATCTCTGTATAAACATGATCAAAGTTTGAAGACAACTAACTCATTCATCTCATCGTTACGAGCCTCTGTCAGACCAGTGATAACATATTTTTTCTTCTTCATGTTTGTGGGAGTGGAAGTATCAGTTATCTTTAGTCTCGTGCAGCCAGAGATGATTGATAAAATTTGGAACCAAAATACACAAGGACTATTTGCAGCGGTCCTATCTTTCTGGTTTGGCTCCAGGGCCATGTCTAAAGTGATGAAGAAGGAAAATTGACCCTCTCATTTGAGGCGTGAGTAGCCTTCTTATACCTCTCTAGGGGGTAGGTCTACTAAAATAGGGGATTCTTCTGTATGAGGCTTAAAAGCTAACACAAAAGAAATCCCCTTTTTTATTTAGATTTTAACTGATCCATAGCTATATTCCACATATCTGTAGAATTTTGTAGAGATTGAGGATCATTTCCTGGATCATACTCTGACCCTACAGCAAACAAGTGGGGATCAGATTCATAAATCCTATCTATCGCCGCAATACTACTAGCTCGATTCAGATCACTTAGCCTCATCGTCTACGAAATGACTCCTTCAGTTCCAGTTCATTGATCCGTTCTTCTAGTACATGAGCGGCAGTATTATATCTACCACCATCATTATCCAACGCCTCAAACTTTTTTCTTAAAATTTTCATCTCATGCTTTAGAGAATCAACTTTATGTTGTACGTTTTTAAACAATAACATTATTAAGCACATTCCTTTTGACCAGTATCAGGATCGAAGTAACAAGCTGTACCTTCTATCTCACTTGACTCTATTTTATTTAAGATACCATATCTTTTACCAGCAAGTCTAAAGGTTGTCACTCCTTTTAATTTCCCTTTCCAAGCTTTTGTATAGATATCTTTAAATTCTAGGAAGGTTACATTCTCTCCGACATTGATTGTCTTAGAGATAGCACTATCAACATAAGGTTGACAAGCTATCTGTGTATCAAGATGAGCATCAGTAGTTAAATCTTCTGTCGTTTCTCCTTTTATTTTATGATTAGAATACACATAGTCTTTAAGTAATATGTTGATAGGACCAAACTCTGTATTAACAGTGCGAGTTAACTCATGTGAGAATACAGGTTCTAATCCGCTGGATATGTTATCCGCACAAAAACTAATTGTACCAGTAGGAGCAATTGAAATTAGATGGCTGTTCCTCATACCCTGTGTTTTAATTTTTTCTTTTAAAGCTTCAGGAAACCTAGAGATAAATTTCCCGTCTAGATATTTTTCTTTATCAAACAAAGGGAAGCTCCCATACATTACCGCCCTATCAGAACTAGCATGATAAGCTTCATGAGTTAAGGTACGCATAAGTTTACGTATAAATTTAAGAGTATTAGGTTCGCCATACTTCATATCCATAAGAGTAAGTGCATTACCTAGACCCGTAATACCTAACCCCATCCTACGTTTACTCTCCGCTTCTTCTTGTTGTTCAGGTAAGGGGTAGTTAGTTCTATCTATAACATTATCCATAGCATTAACTATGATAGGGATGTCTTGTTCAAACTGAAAGAAATCAAATCTAAATTTAATATTACTTCCTACCCTTTGAGGTGTTACATATTTAACTAGATTAAAACTACCAAGGAGACAGGCACCGAAAGGTGGAAGGGGTTGTTCACCACAGGGATTAGTAGCAGTAATTTCTTCACAGTAGTATAAAGGATTCTCCTCGTTAATACGATCAATAAACAATACTCCTGGTTCAGCCCAATCCCAATTGGCCCTCATAATTTCATCCCATAAGGCAGAAGCATCTATATGTTTATAATCTTTACCATCAAACCGTAGAGCAAACTCTGTCTTGTTAGTAACAGCATTCATAAATTCATCTGTTACACCGATAGATATATTAAAGTTAGTAAGGTCTGTGGTGTTTCTCTTAGCGCGAATAAACTCCTCAATATCAGGATGATCTACTCGCAATACTCCCATCATAGCTCCTCGCCTGTGACCAGCCGATACAATAGTTCTGCAAATAGCATCATAGATGTGCATAAAACTAACAGGACCACTAGCGGAGCTATCAAGACTAACAATCCTATCACCGCTAGGACGTATATTACTAAAGTCATAGCCAATACCGCCGCCTCTGCGCATTGTTTCTGCTGCTTGTGTAGCCTTCTCCATGATAGACTGCATACTATCTTCAATACTGCCTGATACAAAACAATTATAGGCTGTAACATCTCTAGGGCTTCCCATTGCTGATTGGATTCTACCCGCTGGCATGAATCTCATATTAAGTAAAATCTCTTTTAAAGATTTAAAATGTTCTTCATCGTCTGACATATGCAGACTTATACGAGCCATGCATTCCTCAAAGGATTCGTTGGATAGTCGGTACTTAGAAGCGTGAAGGTCATTGCAAGAAGGCACAGTAGGCCCATACTCTGTAACAGGTTCCATCTTTATTCTCCAATAATGTAAGTTTGTGGTTAGTCTAAGGCGTTAATAAGTCTGTTGAGATACCATCGGGCTTTCTTCAAGTCTTCTTTGCCGCCCTTGTATTCATATCTTAACATGTATTTAAGAATGTTGCCACGCAGATATCCAAAAAAATGTACACGAGGCAGAGAGTTTTCTAGAACATCTATAGTTTCCATAGCATTCTGGTTGTAATGAGGGGGGCTATCAACTAGGTCTTCTGTTTCATTTTCAGAATTAGATTCTGGGTTTGGTGAGGTGTCTAAAATAATTGTAGATTTTTCACACGGCCATTTAGGGGGGATAGTATCATAAGACATTTTTATCATCACTCGAATTGATTAAAACATTAATACGTTTACGTTCAAATTTTATTTTTTTAGTAAATATTCTTTGTGCAAAGGAACGAGTTGAACGAGGCTCTAACCCTGCAAGGAAACAAACTTCTTCAAAGTCGGTAGCTGTAGTTCCATACTCTACAGTAAACCAGTTGGTTGCTTCTTTCCTGTATCGTTTTACTTCTTCTGAATCATTATATCTTTTCTCTTTCGTAGCGTCAAGTAAAGCTTGATACACAACAGCAAGAAATAATAATTGTTCAGGACTTTTAGGGGGAGTAGGTTCACTATCTTCTGCTTCAACAGTCACAGATGTTTCTTTATCTATAAAGTTATTAAACTGATCTATTAAGTTACCTTCTTTATAGAAATGTATAGTGGACTTTATCTTTGGTTTCTGAGCCATTGCTTTGGTATCTTACCTTGTGACCATTTAAATTCATGACGGTCACACCAATCTGCATATGTAGTAGTAGACCTTTTGTTTAATTTATTACCTGCATTCTGAAAGATAAATCTAATATCAAACTTAGGATGTTGTTTCCTTATCAGTAGATGTTTCTTTCTATCAGCAGATTTAAAGTATCCTTTATACTCTATATAAAATCCGTACTTATGTAAAAAGAAATCCGGGGTGTAGTGTTTAGAAACAACATACGGGATACGAACTTCTTCATACGAAAAGTTTAGTCCTTCCTCATCTAAATGAATAGCAAATTCTTTTTCGGCTTTACTCCTATACATTTATTTTTTCTTCTTCAATATCTTTAGGAGGACGTTTGACTACCTTAGTAAAGAACCTTGAGCCACTAGCATATTTAAACTTACGTAATCCTTTACCTTCATTCGCATCTTTCCAGCAATGAATTTTAAAATCACAATAGTTACAACCAGTTGCTAACTTTCTATTACCACTCTTACCATCTGGTATATCAGAATAACACCTATCAGGTGGTGTTTCTTTTTTAACTATAGATTTTACATCCTTAACTTTCTTTTTAAAATCAATCATTTCCATACCATCTACAGTACAGACATGTAATTGTCCTGTTACTTTATTCATTACAATAAAAGCTGCTTCATCCTCACCATCAGCATACCCTGATAATTGAGCGATGTATCCAAAGGGATCATCATCAAAGATAGTTCCCTTTACAAACTTATCGAAGCCGTATTGAGAAGCACTCTTGATATCTACTACAACTCCATTAACTCTTGCGTCCATATGACCAGTGATCCCATCTACTTTCTTCTCTCCTTGTTCATCGGTAACTTTATAACCTGCTGTTTTAATTAACAATAATACAAGGTGTTCTATTATATCTCCATATAAAAATTTAATACGAGTAGAAGGGTGGATAGGTTCAGCTTGATCTGCTATACGAGAAGCATACCATAATTGTCTAGTAGGTTTTCCTATACTAGAGAAACGAAGAGGGGTTTTTAATTGCCCCTCTCCATCCCTTTCTTCATAAGCTTTAAGAATAGAAATAGAAACATCAGCTAAAAACTTTTGCAAGTCAGTTTCACTTGGTCGCTGCACCGTACTCAGCGATTGATGGATATCTGGAACTAGACCTTGAAGTTTACTCATAGCTGATGTTTCCTACCGGAAGTTACTATTGATTATTCAAAAGGAATATCGTCATCAAGATCATCAATAGTATCTGATGGAGTAGAAGGTGCAGAGGTTATGTAACCTTCTTCCACATCAAACTCATCTGGTGGAGAATAAGATACCAGATCAAGAACTTGTACGTCTTTAAGTACCGCACGTACACCTGTTCGGCTATTCATCTTCCACTCACGAGGAGTAAAAGATACCTTCACCAAAGACCCATTGCCTAATAGTGTACCAGAAATATCATTCTTCTGAGAGTCTAGTAAGCGGGGCTTTGGAAGCTCGGCACCATTGTGAAGGAACTGATCCTTATACATGGTAACAAACTTACCACGGTCATCCTCTTTATCTTTAATAGGAACACCGTGACCTTTCATAGTCTTAACACCATCAGCATTAAGAGATACATCAATAGACCAACGAGGTTTCGCTGCGTCAAAAGGGTTTTGGGCTTGATCAAGCTTTGCCCAGTAAGCTTTACCAGATATTACGGCCATTGGTTTAGTCACCTTTCAAATGTTAGTGGGTCATTGCCCATGTTGTACCAATCTTATACTCCGAATCGAGAGGACAGTCAAGCCCTAAAATTTTCTCGACTCGTTTCATGCAAGTCTTTGTTATCTCACCTAATTTTTCTGCATTCTCCTTTCGTACTTCAAATTGAATTTCATCGTGTATGTTAGCTACTGGTTTCGCATCTAGTTTTTCTGTTATAATTTCTTTCATGATTTGAATCAACCATTCTTTACATATGATAGCTCCACCTCCTTGAATTAAAACATTTAAACTACTGTGTAAACTACGTACATGGAAGTACCTACCATCTAAGCCACGTACCTTTCCATTACGTTCAGCAGCACTATGAACTGATTCAAGTAATCCATTTAAGGCTGGTACATTTCTCAGGAATTTATTCTTGGTAGCCTGTCCATGTTTGGCAGACTTGTTCATAATATATCCTATCTTCCCTGCACCAGCCCCATAAATTAAGGCATAAATGAAAGTCTTTGCTTGATCTCTAGTCTCTAGTCCAGCCATCTGTTGATTAGTAGTATGGATATCACCATGTAAAATCTGATGGATATACTTCTTATCTTTCATATAGTGAGCTAAGACACGTAGTTCTAATTGAGAAGCATCACATCCTAATAAAGTATAATCATTCTCATCAGGCACAGTCCAACATGTCCTACATTCCTCACCATAAGGAGAGTAAGTAGCAGGTGTTTGAGCGATGTTAGGGTCTAAGTGGCTGCATCTTGTACTCACTGTACCTAATGTTTTTATTCTACCATGTACCCTAAAGGTATTAGGATTACAAAACTTAATCCATGACTTAACCTGGGATGCACGTTTCTGTAGTAGTAGGTATTTAAGGATAGACTCTGACTCAGGTATACCCTTGATCTTAGCTAGGACATCTTCATTAACGATGGTGTTTCCCTTCTCTGTTTTAAGAGTAGGCTTCCATCCCTTCTCCATTAGACGTTCAGCTATCTGCTTACGTGATGCTGGATTAAAAGGTTTTTCCTTAGTCTTTGTTTTCATCTGTATAATTTCAGGAGGGAATATCTCCTGAAGTTTATGTTCAATAGCTATACTCTCATCCGTTAACTTCGCTAGAAATTTAGTAGCAAAGGGAAGGTTGAAGTAAAAACCATTACGTTCTTGTTGATCCATGTAATACCTAAATACATGTTCTCTTCGTATACTCTCTATCGAAAACTTCTTCTTCTCATTAGTCATGAGATGGTAGTAAAGTTTCTCTGTTAACTCTACATCA